GTTGGAACGTAGAGAAACAGAATACATTGGAGTCCTTCTTTGGCTGAGATACCTGCAGAATACGCATCGATAGATTACGGATTTAGTGCTGTAGATGAAGCAACATTTCTTGCGAATCAAGATACTGCTGAAAGCACACCACCTGCTATCGACGAAAACGATCTAACAAGAGTTGTACTTAACGCTCTTGTTCCACTCGAAGACAAACTCGATTTAGTTTTACAAAGAAAACAAGTCGAGGAATCTGATGACGTTCAATATGCTATCGCACAAGCACAAGAAGAGGTGCGCGGTAAAGTAACTGAGTTAGAAAAACTTGTTATGCCATTGCTTGTAAACTTATTGAAGACGGCTGAGAAAGAATATATCTATTGGCCAAACCGTCAAACACAAGTGCAGTCAACGATTGATAAAGTTTTGGCTATCACACGAGCATAACAATGTTCTTTTCGATTCTTACTCTTATAGTTGCTCTTGCAATATCTGGTGTTGCTGCTTGGTACAGCATCGTTGGATTGATGGCAATCTTTTCTGCAGCAGCAGTATCGATTGCTATTATGGGTGGTGTTCTTGAAATAGGAAAACTTGTTACCGCATCTTGGTTATATCGTAACTGGCGAACAGCACCCAAAATACTTAGTGGTTATCTTACAGCATCAGTTATTGTATTGATGTTCATTACATCGATGGGAATCTATGGATTCTTATCAAAGGCACATATCGATCAAATGGTTGTCACAGGCGACAACTCCTTGGAAATTTCAATTATCGAATCTCGTATTCAAAGAGAACAAAGGGTAATAGATGATGCCAACAAAGTTATCTCGCAACTCGATACGGCGGTCCAAACGCTTACAGAGTATGACCGTATCCGTGGAGAAGATGGAGCAATTGCCGTACGAAAGTCGCAAAAAGTTGAACGAGATGAACTACGAGGAATCATTGATACATCATCAGAGAATATATCCAAATTCAGAATGGAAAAAGTTAGATTGGAAAAAATCCAACTAGCATTTGAAGCGGAAGTTGGGCCAATTAAATATATCGCTGCTCTGTTCGTAGATGATCCAAAAACAATTTTAGAAGATGCGGTGAGATGGGTAATTATTACCATCGTGTTCGTATTTGATCCTCTTGCCGTGCTCCTTCTTATTGCCGCTAATATCGGACTACATAAACCAAAACCTTTACAGAAAGCAGTCAACGTCGATGATAACTGGAACGATGTTTTTGTAGAAGAGAAAGAAGAATTTACATTTGAGATTCCAGATGAGATAGTTCAACAGCCAGAAAATACTGTTGAGATCATCGATAAACTAAAAAACAGCGGCGGTCCAGAAGGTCGTCGTTATAGGAAAAATACGTAAAAATCTATTTACATTTGAATGGATTTGAAGTATAATAATTTCTATGTTAGATATTCATACAATTATCGGGTCTGTTCTCGGTATTATACTTATCTTCTGTATACCAATTTTTATATATGGTTTATTTTGGATTGTTGGTATGATTAAAAGATCAAAAATAACAATGATGATATTCATTGTGTCTTTGTATATTGGTATTGCTTTTATTTTTTAACTGAGGTGAATATATGTCTGTACTTGAGAAATTGAAAAAGAATTCTACAATTAAAATGACCGATGTGATTACTGAATCAAAAGTGTTCGGTAAAAAAGATATGGCACCAACTCCTGTGCCAATGATTAATGTGGCATTGTCTGGTCGCATTGATGGTGGATTAGTTCCAGGAATGCTTATGCTTGCTGGTCCATCAAAACATTTCAAGTCAGCATTTGCTCTACTCATGGCAGCAGCCTATCAAAAGAAATATGAAGATGCTGTAATTCTGTTCTATGACTCTGAGTTCGGTACTCCTCAAGAATACTTCGAGTCATTTGGCATCGATATGGAACGTGTTATTCATACACCGATTACTGATATTGAAGAACTCAAGTTTGATATCACTAATCAGTTAAAAGAACTTGAGAAAGGCGACCACGTTTGTATCGTTATCGACTCTGTTGGTAATCTTGCTTCAAAGAAAGAAGTTGAAGATGCTTTGAATGAGAAATCGGTCGCTGATATGTCTCGTGCGAAACAGATGAAGTCTCTGTTCCGTATCGTAACACCACATCTCAATCTCAAGGACATTCCTATGGTTGTTGTCAATCATACATATAAAGAGATTGGTATGTTTCCAAAAGATATTGTGTCTGGTGGTACAGGCGCATATTATTCCAGTGATGCTATTTGGATCGTTGGTCGTCAACAAGAAAAAGACGGGCAAGAGATTAAAGGTTATCACTTCGTAATCAATATTGAAAAGTCTCGCCATGTTCGTGAGAAGTCCAAGATTCCAATCACTGTCACATTTGAAGGTGGTATCAGTAAATGGTCTGGTCTACTTGATGTAGCAGAACAGGGTGGATATGTTCGTAAACCTAAAATGGGTTGGTATGAAGCAGTTGATCCAGAAACTGGTGAAGTTCTATCTGAAAAAATGTATAGAGCAAAAGAGATCATAGACAATAAAGATTTCTGGATGATGATGTTTGAAAAAACAAACCTTCAAGATCATATCCATCAAAAGTATAGTATGGCAAATGGTTCAATCTTACAGGATGAACAAGATGTATGAAGTTCTATTCGATGAAGGTAATACTAGTGAAGTTGCCAAAATTAGATTGACAAAAGGTAAGTTTAAAGATATAATCTATAAGTATGGCGCTGTTCGTTTTCTTGAAGACGATGGCGATGATGCTATTCTACAATTTGATTATGATATTGTAGAAACTCCTGGTGGATTAGATACTGATAATTTATCTGAACAAGATCAAAAAGATTTTGAAAATACTCTTGGCGACATTCTTACTGAATTGATTACGGAGGCTGCTGACTATAATGAGAATCGAACAAACGATACTGACAAATCTGATCTACAACGAGGATTACACAAGACAAGTAATTCCGTTTCTAAAGACTGAGTATTTTGAAGATCAGACAGAAAAGTATCTGTTTACCGAAATTCAAGAGTTTCTAAACAAATATAATAATCTACCGACCAAAGAAACTCTACTTATCGAACTTGATAAGAGAACACATATACCCGAAAAGGTATATGCTGATATCGTTGAGTATGTTGATGGTATTCTTTTTGAAAAGAAAGAACCTCAATGGTTGCTTGATAATACTGAGAAGTTCTGTTCTGATCGTGCCGTCTACAATGCTATCATGGATTCTATTCAGATCATTGATGGTAAGTCAAAGAATGATCTTGGTTCAATACCTCAACTACTTTCAGATGCACTTGCTGTATCGTTTGACTCATATATCGGGCATGATTTCTTAGAAAACTTTGAAGAGCGATATGAGTTTTATAATAAGAAAGAAGATAAGATTCCTTTTGATCTTGATTATATGAATAAGATTACAAAGGGTGGATTACCGAAGAAGACTCTCAACGTGATTCTTGCTGGCACTGGTGTCGGAAAATCTCTTGCAATGTGTCATATGGCAGCAGCAAATCTTCTTGATGGTAAGAACGTTTTGTATATCACTCTTGAGATGGCAGAAGAAAGAATCGCTGAACGTATCGATTCGAATCTACTGAATATACCTCTTGAGGAGATCGTAGGATTTCCGAAGAAACTATATGATGATAAGATCAATCGCCTGAAGATGAAGACGAGTGGCAAGTTAATCATCAAGGAATATCCTACTGCTACTGTCGGGTCAAATCATTTCCGCCATCTGATTCGTGAACTGTATCAGAAGAAAAACTTCAAAGCAGATATCGTGTATATCGATTATATCAATCTGTGTACCTCTAGCCGATTAAAGTTTGGCGCGAATGTAAACAGTTATTCGTATATTAAAGCTGTTGCTGAAGAACTTCGTGGTCTTGCTGTTGAAAAAAATATTCCTATCGTAAGCGCAACTCAAACAACTCGTACTGGTTTTTCCAACTCTGATCCTGGTCTTGAAGATACATCTGAGTCATTTGCTCTACCTGCAACCGTAGACTTCATGATTGCTCTTGTATCATCTGAAGAATTAGAAGCACGTAGTCAGATTATGGTAAAGCAGTTGAAAAATCGTTACAATGACCCAACACAATATCGTAGATTTGTGATTGGTGTGGATCGTGCTAAGATGCGTCTGTATAATACAGAGCAAGATGCTCAAGATGGTATTATGGATGACAAACCTGTTATGGACAACACTACATACGGTGAACGCCATGATGAGGAAGAGAAGATGAAATGGATGACCAAAAAGGCTGGTCGGCGCGATTTTGACAAGTTATTTACATAGGAGACGATATAATGTACGAGATTCGCAAAGCAGGTAAACAGTTCCGCATCTATGACCGAAATACAAAACGGTATGTAGGTTATACGAGAAACAGTCTACGAGCAGAGGAGATTCTTTACAATCTCCAAAACGCAGGATTTGAGGGTGAAATTCCTTCTTTTATGCTCGACCGAGAAGGGTATGGTATCAATTTTGACGTAAGTTATTGATATCAAACAAAACTTTTTTTGAAAAAAATGTTGTTTTTTTGTTGACTTATTTATCAAAATAAGTTATTATATACTTATGATGATTGATAAGGAGATTGAGATGACTAAAGAAGTTTCAGTAGCGGAGATCCTGGACATGGATGACATGGTGGTTTCCACTCAGGGTTATACCCGCAAGCAGTTGAGCGATGCTTTTGATACTATCGCCGATCCTTCGAACTGGAAGATGCCGATTACTGCTATCGTCAAATTGGATGAACTGGATGTTCACAACGAAGCATGTATCTTCTTCACTGGTGCTCCTCTCACCGTTGAGTACATTCAAGGAAATCGTGCTGCGGTTTCGTCTCCTGGTTACTATGAAACGATTGGAGCGTAAGATAATGAGAGATGAAATCGCGATGAGTGTTAGACTGCGTACTGCATATTCAAAAGGTGTCTATGATATGTTGTGTGATCATGGTACCGGGTCAAAATCGCCGTATCGTTCTGGCACGATGATGAATGAATCATGGCGATGTGGTCATATAGACGCTGGATACTGGGGTATCGATAGCGTAGATTATTCTCTACTAACTAAGAAGATGACTAAACATCTTTTAGACTCTGGACTCTATGATTGGGATGACGAATAATGATGACTCGTGTAATAGAATTCTTTTCCTTGCTTTCCATGTTCGCCGCTGGCTACTTCGCATTGCTGATGTTCTAAATGAAAGCACTGAAACACATCGGACAGATTGGAGGTTAGGATGAACGAAATCTATATTGAGAATGGACCGAAGAAGTATCGTGATCTGACAGAACGAGTGATTGAGTTCTGTCTAAAGAAGATGCTTCCTCGCCATCGTACTATCAACATCTGGGTTGAGTTTGAGAAAATGCCTGATTGGGGCAATTGCCACGAGGGTGAGGACGACCATGATATCTATATCTCACTCAACCGTAAGATGCTCAGGAGCAAAAAAACTGACGATTTGATTGACACGATCTGTCATGAGATGATACACTGTAAGCAGATCGTTCGCCGAGAGCTAATCGATCAGTTCGATCCATATCGTCATAAGTGGTTATGCCGCGATGGTAAGTATCGTGCGTATGATGGTCTTCCCTATGAATCTAAACCTTGGGAAGTAGAAGCCTATCGTGACTCATGGAAACTAGCAAAGGAGTTTATTGAAAATGACCGAGTTTGAAGAAGCAATCCGTGAACGTGCCTTACTGTGGTGGGGTGACAATACCTTTGCTCCTAAGACTGAGCAAGAGATCATAGAGAATTTTTGGGCATGGTATTTTGAGGGTATAAATGGCTTTGACGTATCACCGCGACCGTCGTATCATTAATAATCTGTTTCGTTTAGCTCAAGACATAGAGCCGATCAAGTCTTCGAGACTTGCGGCTTGTCTTGTTTTAAAAAATAATATTATTGGATTTGGTTTCAGTCAGATGAAGTCGCATCCGTTTCAAGCAGAGTTTGCTAAGAACGAGGATGCGATATACCTTCATGCCGAGACCGATGCTATTAAGAACGCACTGAAGCGAGTCAGTCAAGATGACATAGCTCGTTCTACGTTGTATATCGCTCGTGCAAAAATGCATGTGGAGACGAAAAAATGGAT